TCCCTGAGCTTCCTTTAGTTAAACCAAATCCAGTATCTTCTACATTAGATATATCAATCCAAGCAGGAGTTTTACTATTTGAAGTTGGATCAATAGTGGAGCTTTGTATAATGTTGCCTGCCTTAAAAGCATTATTCCAAGAATCCTCTTGTGCACTAGCTGCTAATTTAGAAACACCAGCAACAGCTAATCCGGGTACACCTAGCATTAGAGCTAAGACTTGCTGAACTTTAGACAGTTTTTTTGCTGTAGCCTTACCTGTAACAGGGTCTACATCAATCAGGTCATAGTTTTTATTACCTGAAACAACAGCTGTGCCTCCACTAGAAATAGTATCAAAAGCACTGTCGCCTGTCTGTTTAACATCATCAGTGGAAGCTTTCTTAGCTGCTGCGTCATCAGCTTCCTTGCCAATGTTCTTAGCTTCAGACTCATCAACCTCTTCATAACCATCTGGTACGGCAGTCATAGGCTTACCATTAATGTGAGTGATGAACATCACCCTACCTTCATTATTCTTAAAGAAGCGGATATCCAATACTGGGTTCTTTGGTGCCTTACTCATGTCAGTGCCACTAACGAAACCACCTGAAGCAAACCCTTGCTCTTGGTCAACCTCACCCATGATGTTGTCAATGTCGGCTTCAAAGTCGCCACTGTCTTCTTCGTCATCAAATGATTCGTCACCGAATGCTTCGTCAGGGTTAGCAACTTCATCAGCATTACCAACTTGACCAATGTCTTCCATACGGGCTAACCCTTGTTTAGCCTTGTCACGAATAGCCATCAGCTTTTCTAAACCAATGTATCTAACTACGTCAGCAGGGATGACAAACTCACCCTCGCTAAGTTGTGCAGGGATATCATCAGCAACTTCGTTAGCCATACTACCAGCTGGAACTTCAACACCATTGACAACTTCACCGCTGTCATCCATCATGCCGCCGTCAGCAAACATCTTCATCTGGTCATTCATAGCTACACCTCCCTGTGCAAATCTTTTTTTATACATAACATTGGCTCTTCTACCACCCATATCATCAGCAGAACCGCTAAATGTTAAGTTGGAATCTTTACCTGTATTAACTTTGTAAATAGCAGAAATACTATTTATATCTTTACCTTGTTTGGGATTTACGTTTTCTAAATCGACAGACAGGTTGCCTATATCAGTTCCTAGTCTAGAAGTTTTAGATGATGTCTTATTTGAAAAACCACCAAGAGTTTGTTCACCGAGAGAAGCGAGTCCTTGAGAACTTGAGAAAACTTTCTCAATACCACCTCTAATATTCACACCATCAAACAACTTTAACTGACCATCAATAGCAACACCAACTCTCTTTCCGCTTTCATCTAAGATCACGCCGTCCTCATACTTCATTGATCTAGAAGATTCAGAAGAAGACATTGATGATTTTAAGTATTGAGAATCATCTCCAGCGGTATATGAAGCTCTTGCTTCATAATCTGATCCTGAAGATCCACCTGAAGATTGGTAGTCGTATGACAAACCTTTTAATGGATTCTCTTCAGGTATCAAACCACCTTCTGCAAATTGCATATTGTTTGATTGTTCAGGCTCTGAATCAAACATCTCTGTTGGCTGAATCAATCCAGCATCAACCATATCCTTAAGTTCATCTTTTGAATATTCAACACCATCGTATACGGATTGAGCGGTAGCCCATCTACCGTCTTCCATTTGAAATGTTGTAGATGCTTTATTAGCTTGCTGTACGTTACCGTCTCTTCCATAGTTTGTAGGAGCATTTGCCCCGCCAGCATCAGATTTTCTTACAGCATCATCTACAGCTTCTGTAATGGAACCAAACGATTTATATTGCTTTCCTGTCTTCAATACATTATCAACAGCCTCATCTTCAGAAACAATTTCACCCTTCCATAGAGAAGGGATGTTTGTGGGTCTGCCCCCATTAAGTCTGCTATCAGTGACAGTAATACTTACCTCACTCATATCTCTTCCATCAGTATCTTTAACTACAGGAAGACCATCATGAGTTTTTAAATTATTTTGACCCATCAGTCTCATCCTTCAATTGTTTAAGCTTACGTAAAGAATACACAGCACCTTGTGATCTATACATTTCAATAAGGTCGCCGCTTTGCTCAAGCTTCTTGGAATGCATCTCAATGTAGGCATCTAACACTTCAGTGAAAGCTATCCACTGACTTTTAGAGGACACCATTGGCTTTAAAGCGCTAAGCCATTTCTTGTCTATCATTGTGGAGCACCACTAAATCCTTGTTCACCCGGTGTAGCTACAGCACCAACACCCATGTTGCCACCGCCTCCACCAGTCATATCAGAAACTGGAGGTGGGCCACCAGCAGGGGGAGCGCCAGCAGGTGGGGCAGGTGGTTGCATACTCTGTAGGGTTAGCGCCATACGAGCAGCCTCATCCATATTGTTAGCAACTAGATCTGGATCTAAGTCCATACTCTTTGCAATCTCTCGAATGATATAAGGCATCTTAGCGAAAGGAGCAAGCATTGGGTTTTGTACAACCTGCAAGAACTGAAGCAGACGCTGTGAGCGCACTTCGTTCTGCATCAGGCTCTCAGTACCCCTTGCCTTAACTTCTAAGTCACCAGCTGCATCTGGATCGTAATCAAACTGCATGTTGAAAGCAAAGAATGCTTCACCCATTGGGCGCAACAAGTAGTCGTCTACGTTCTTGATGACAGTTTTAATACCACCACTAGCAGCGTTCATCAGCATTGAGATGCCAGACGCTGTACGTCCTACACCAGCAATACCTGTTTGACCGTGAGAGAATGACGGCAACCCTGTAGATTCATCGGCAAGCTGTCTAGCTTTGTCAAACATCTGTAAGTTTTCTTGTGAGACGTTAGGAAACTTAGTGCCGAAGATGGCCTGACCCGGAGCGCCGCCTTGTCTGCGAAACACTTTACCGGGGTAGATGGTTAGATCTTGACCCGGCACAAGGTTTGTTTCATCAACTTCGAATACAAGGTTGCCCGACAGAACCGCATTATCTACCGACAGACGCATGAAACCATTCATGAGGGTCTGAGTATCGTCCATGTTTTCGGCGATACCGACACCAAAAAAGGAGTAGGGGTTCAGTTCATATGGTACCGCATAATACGGAATTCTGACGGGCTTAAAAGGGTTTAACACTAGACGTATAATCTTGCTGCCACAAATCCAGATGTTTGCTTGCAACTCACTAGAGTTTTGTAGTTCTTTGGGAATGTCAATATCATTAATCTCTAACATCTCAGTATCAACAACACCCCAATACTCAAACACTTCAAAGCGTTCTACATCGGATACGCTGGTGTAATCGTTAAGATCATCTTCCCAATACTTCTTTACGTAGTTCTCACCTTCATTGACCACTTGGTCAATAACATTGCGCCTAAACATTGGACGGTGCTTCAATGCACGTAGCTGACTGCGAGTCATCTTGTGGCGCTCAATGCAATATGCAGCATCATCCATGTTAGCTGCATCAGGATCTGGATAGAAGTTCCACACACTTACGTGTGAAGTTTGTGGCATTGTCTTAACTATTGGTGAGTAGACACCTTCTTCATCCCATCTTGAGTATTCTTTATCTACAGCAAATGGACCTTTCATAATACCTGTACCGAACAAGGCCATCTCAAAAGAAGCTGAGCGTAATTGCTTATTAGCATTGCTTTCTTCCAGCTGATCCATAATTTTCTTCTGCATCTTCTTTGCAGCCACCATTGCTGGATGGAATGTAATAGATGTTGGCGTTGCGCCGGGGCCATTCTTTACATCTAAGTCTTGCAAGCTTTCTTTCAATGGACCTAATGAATCCATCAATGAAGTTGCTGTAGCTCCTGCTGGAAACTTTTTACCATCACCTTTAAAACCAAACAATGCGCCAACATCTCTGTCAACCTTTTGCAGGTTAGGGTCAGATTCTAGGTGAACACTCTCAACCACACCCTCTGGTAGCGTTGTAGGTTCAATAGACAAAGGGAATGTGTTGTTGGCAAATAAGACATCAGTTATTTGTCCGTAGGCTGCTAGAGTTTTAGTCTTTGTAACCTTAACAAACACCCTGCTCTTCTCTGTTTCAGTAAACTTAACGTCAGGGCCGTACAAACCTCTGTAGTTTCTGTAGGAACGTAACCATCTTTGCTCGTCAATTCTGCGAGAGTCTTCCGATCTAGAGAATCTCTCTTCAACAAAGCTAACAAGTCCACTTACATTAAAGACATCAGAGATGGCATCCTTAGCATCGGGTAAGCCTACGGCTTTGTCGTCCATAATATTTACTTTGTCAATGTTTTTAGCCATAATTAATATCCAAATGTAGAATCAGCAATAGTTATACCACGTTTTAAAGAGTTTGGGTCAAAATCAAATAAGTTTTGTCCCCTTGGTCTAGACATTACACCGTATCTAAGTGCATCGTATGTGTGGTCATTCTTTACTTTAGTGTCAATATCCTCTTGATTGCTTTTATCAATAGGAAGTGTAGGAAGATCTGCAATTAGTTGCGTACATTGAGAGAAGATAACCATTCTTGGTTCTTCTGTGTACTGATCTACTTGCAATCTTCTGTGAACTTCGTTCTTTCCTGCCACCCTGCTACCAGCACTGCGGTCAGAGGGTCTCCAACGACACCCTTTCATGATCATTCGCTCAGCAATTGAGGGTCCAGTATCACCACGCTTGTGCCAACATGAACTATCTAGCACACCATAGCGAATATTCTCACCTGATTCCATCTCCATCACCATAGTTGCAAGGTCTTCTGCCAACACTTTGGTGACATACAGCTCACGATAGACAATAAGTTGGTTATCTGGGGCAACGGCAAACCAAATAACAGATGTATAGCTACCATATCCATAATCACATGCCCTAAATCTAGTCCAGTCATGTGGAATTTGATGAGGATCCACCACATGTATAGAACGATTAAACTCTGGAAACGCTGCACCCTCTGCAATATCCCAGTTACCATCTAACAATTGCTTACGCTGCTGCTCTGGCAGAGACAACAACATCGTTTCATACTCACCTGTGGCAGCTAAGTGTGGATTGTCAGAGAGCTTAGCAGGAATAAACCTACGTTTGAACAGCGGCTCACCAGCTCTGCTATGTCCTTCGGGGTAGACCATCGTCTTACCAGTGTCAGAGTCAGTTGCCCAGAATGATTTACCAGCTGGGGCTGGGTCAATGAACATCTTCTTAACCCAAGCATGACCCCTGTTGCCGGGGTTGGTGGTGGCTCTCATATAAACTGGTAAGTCTGCTGCTGTAGAACGCAGACGTGAACGCATATAGTTCCACGCAAACGGTGTAGACCATTGTGTCAACTCATCAAATCCAATCCATGTAAAGGACAAACCCTGATAGCGAAGTACGTCTTCGTCTCTGTCAAGGTAGGACATCCACAGCTTACCACCAGATGGTGCTTCCCATTGCATCTTACGCTCACTCCACTTGATGCCGGGGTAGATCTTAGGAAAGAGTTCTTGGCTCTTCCATATTAGTTCTCGTAGTTCTTCAGTTGTGTGTCGCAACAGCAACCCAGAGAACTGTGGGTGTGACAAGTAGCGCATTGGGTCGGCAAGAATGGCGTAGCTCTTACCACCACCAGCTGCACCACCATACAACACTTCCTTATCAGGAGCTGCTAGAAACTCTGTCTGTGGACCTTCATTAGGTTTGAAGATGACATTCTCATGTTCAGTCGTCTGAGCTTGAGAGAAACTCTGCTGCTCTGTCTCGGATGCTGACATATCTCTCACTATTAAAGAAGGACTCGTCACCTTCTTGACCGAGCGCCCTTTCGTAGGCTTGCGCTTTACGGAGGGTTTGGTCGAGCCTTCTGGTAAGGTTTCGATAATATGTAGCTTTTCTTTTACGCGACTGTTCATTCTTTATTCGTTTACTAAGACCATCCTTAGTTATCTTTCTACCTGTTGTTTTATACAGCCAAAGGGCAACCTTCTCATGGCTATACTGTTTAAGCAATTTCTTAGCTTTTGCTAACGCCTCAAGCTCTACAGGAATTGGTTCAAGAATATCTGGATCATCTTCGCATTCTTTATAACCAAATGGAATATGTCTTGACCCTGCATGTTTAGGAATGTTAATCCAATGATTCTTTACTTCCGGTTGAGGAAGTATCCAAGCTCCTAAGTTTCTTTCATTCATCCATCGATTCTACACGCTTTGGTGGCAATATCATAATACCGCTTGAACTTTCAATATGCATCTTCTCTGTCTTAACAACACCAGCTCTGTCTAGCAAATCTTTGGCAGCGTTAAGCTTCTCTTTGATACCCAGCTCTGTTGGGTCCATGATGCCGTCAACAACAGCCATAGCTGCTCGTGGAGCATTGAATGCAACATACATCTGGGTTGCTGAAATGATCTCTTCTTTGATGCTGTTCATAATGTCACGAGTGGGAGTGTTATCACTATATCCAGCAAGCTTCTTAGCCCTAACAGGATCACCCTTTGCCTCTGCAAACAACACCTCAATAAACTTCTGTTGTTGCTCTGTTAATTGTTTCTTTGCCATAATTAAATATTCTGTTTAAATTCTTCTTTAACGGATACAGTGACCTGCACAGAATCTGTAGCAGAAGCCAATCCCCTAATCTTATCCCCACGCTCTAACAAAATAGCATCTGTAATCTGAATGAAGCCATTAGCTATGACATTAACAGAATCCATTATTGGATACCATTCATCTTCGATGTGGCTATACCAGTCAAGGCTTACTGTTGCAGCGTTGCCATTGAGGCTAGTGACAATAACACTAACAACCTCACCATCAAACTTAGGAGGAGCTACATAGATGTCTTGGTTGCTTGCTGTCA